ACAACAACCAGAACCTTTACAAGAAGGTATGGTTACAGTAGAAGAAGTTACATCAGATGGTGAAGATACAATTCCTTTAGCTCAATTATTAAGAAATAGAGCATTACCAAGAAGAAATGCACCAGGTGGGTTTATTAATTTTGCTGCTTTAGGCTTACAACAACCATCAGTTAACACTAGAGCTGCTGCTGCACCAATTGATTTCTCAAGAATTGGTTATAATATTCCTGATAATCAAACTACAACACAAACTAGAAGAAGTAGATCTTCAAGACCAAGATCTTAAGCAGTTTTACGTCTTACACGTGAACGTCTTTTGCTTTTACGTTTGGTTGAACGTTTTTTACTCTTAACTTTACTTTTACGTTTGGTTGTGCGTTTAATTGGTCGTTTTACACGTGAACGTTTTTTGCTCTTAACTTTACTTTTACGTTTAAATTTATCTGAAAATTCTTTTTGAATATATTTCATATCTCGTCTAAATTTACCTGCAATTTCAGGGTGTCTGTTTTTATTGTAAATATATAATACATTAAGTCTTTTAACAACTGTTTCCCATGTGTCTTTTTTAGCTAATTTACGTAGAATTTTACGACGCTCTACTCGTTTATCGTCTAAATTATATCCATGAAGAGAACCTTTTGTAACAGGAATTCTAATAAGAGATTTAGATGTTGGTTTAGGTCCAGGTCCAGGTCCAGGCCCAGGCTTTGAACGTGAACGTGATTTTCGCATAAGTGCTAATTGTAAGTGAGAAATTAATTTTAACAAATTTAATTAATTAATTTTGTTAAAAACAATAAACATTAAGAATTAAGTAAATAAGAGCAAGGATTTAAGTAATTTAAGCACTGCACATTTCACAACCACCATCATCTTCTTCTACCTTTTGAATACTTTCTTCTTTTTTATTTACATTCATTTCACGAAGTTTCTTTTCTAATTCAGGATCAACACTGAATTTACCACCTGTGATAACTTTTTGACGGAGATAATACATTCCTGTTTTTAATTTTTTATTCCAAGCATAGAAATGCATACTTGTTAATTTTTTATAATTAGGAGCTTGCATAAACAAGTTAAGTGATTGTGTCATGTCAATGTATACACTTCTATCACTTGATTGATCAATGATATTTTTCATAGACATCTCCCATACCGTTTTGTACAATTTTTTAACATCATCTGGTATACAATCTATATTTTGAATTGATCCATTATTAGCAATAATAGTATCCTTTAATTCTTTTGACCATAAACCACGATCGGTGAGTTCTCTAACAAGATATTTGTTTGCAATGATATATTCACCTGATAAAACACGTTTCTTATAAATACAACTATCAATTGGTTCCATTGTATCTGAATTACCCATTATCTGTGCAGAACTTGCTGTTGGCATACATGTTAACAATGTTGAATTTCTTACACCATGTTGCTGAATATCCTTTTTAAGATTATCCCAATTCCATCTACCTGTAATATAATCATTCAAATTTATATTATCAGCTTCCTTCCATAAATCAAATTGTAATTTTCCTTGACTAAAAGGACTTCCTTCAAATGTAGAATAAGGTCCAACATTTTTAGATAATTCCATACTACCTGTTAAGGTACCAAAATATAATGTTTCAAAAATTTCTTTATTTAATTGTCTAGCTTCCTCGCTTTCAAAAGGATATCTCATTTTAATATATGTATCTGCCAACCCTTGAACTCCAATTCCAATAGGTCTGTGACTGAAATTACTTAATTTAGTCTCTGGTGTAGGATAATAATTATAGTCAATTACATTATTCATAGGTAAAACAATATCCTTTGCTACACTGAAAAGTAATTCGTGATTGAAATAAGGTTTGCCTTCTTCTGTATATTCAACGTATTTTGGTAAAGCAACACTTGCTAAATTACAATTATGAACCACGTAACCTTCAGCAACAAAATTATGAGTATCAGGTACATGTAAATCATATACCTTTTCTTTTCCAACATACGTAATAGATATACACGTTGTTGTCATCACCATATCACCATTTACAATAACAATATGATCATTTACTTGTAAATCAATTAATTTTTTCCATTCGTAATCATGTGTTCCATATGATGATTTTGATGTCAAAAACAAGTGATTCTTTGTTGATTTAATTGAATTCATACCGTAACATTTTAATTCATATACATCTCTTACACCATTTGGAATTAATGTTGATTGGACATAAACTGGCTTTATCTTTAAGTCAACGTCATTGTTGAAATATGATAATGCAAAAGTACCACAATTATCTTCTCCACCACATTCATCTATACGTTTATACCCCTCGTTTGTTAATACTTTAGTATCACCAGTAAAACAAACAGCATACTCTTTATCATCAGAATACAATGTGATTTCTGAACATTGCCCAGTTAATACACCGTTGAAAATACCCATACCACGTTTATTTTCTGTAAAACAATATGTGTCAGAAATTCTATTATCATTTAGAACATCAGTAACATATACATGTTTATATAATTCATTGTACTTGTTATATTCAGAATCTGTTAAACAAATAGACTCATGTTGGAAGAAGAATCCTAATGTATTTAATACATTAATATCATTGTTATTTATTATCAATGAATAGGAATTGTTAAAATATACAATATTAGGATGACAACTTAATGTTTGTAATAATAAAAAGACCTTTTCCAAAAATGTAACATATCTACAATTCAAAATAATAACCTTTGAATTTTTATCTTCTGAACAAAATGAATATCCTTCAAGGAATAACCCATTTAACCAATTTATTTTACTTTTTAAACTGTAATTTGTAGGAACAATTATTTCATTTACTTTATTATTTAACATTTCTTCATCTTCACTACTGTTAAATTCATTGTTACATAAAACGCTTATTTCTTTACCTATCTCAAATGCATTTTCTAATACTTCTGTACTATATACAACTGGTAAATCATAACTAATTAATGAAATTCCTGGTTTTAAATCCTTTGCATGTATTTGGTTACCATCACTGTCATAAAATTTGTGCTCTGGTGTACATGAAATATTAGAACCATTTGATAACATTACTTTTATTAATGATTTATTTGCACCTGTCTTTCTAACAATTGTTTTTGAAAATTCAGAACCATTCCAAATTTGCACTTGTTTATTTTTTAAAGACTCGATTGTATGATATCCATCTGATGTTAAAATATTTGTTTCTGGTGCAACACATAAATTACTAGACTTGATAACTCCTATATTCTTTTGATTACTTTTTTTATTAATAGAATCTTTATATAATAAATAAGGTGTACCAGTTTCCATCTGTGAATCTAATATCTTTGACCAAATATCTTGTGCTTTTATTTTTTTACGATACATACCCCTCTCAACATAACTATTATACATTTTGTCATACTCATCACCGTATACATCGTTTAACCCTGGGCATTCATCTGGACACATTAAATACCAATCTGCATTTTCTTGAACCTTTTTCATAAATAAATCAGGTATCCACATTGCCAAGAATAAATCTCTTGCACGTATTTGTTCATTACCCTGGTTCTTACGTAAATCCAAAAATTCAAGAATATCTGGATGTTCAGGTGATAAGTAAATTGCAAATGAACCCTTACGTCTTCCTGAATTATGCACCAAACACACTTCTGTAAGATAATTATGATTATCTTCCATATTGAAATCATATACATTTCCTTCATACATTTCATGTTGAATACATGTTATTTTTGTCCATAATAAACCATTGTATTCAAAATAATTATTCTTAAATTCATGTACTTGAATATCATCAAATATAACAGACATATTAGGTAAATTTAAATAATAAAGGTTACCATCCTTACAACATGGATTTACACCACCAGATGTTAAAATAGATTGCCTTAAAAGCATGTATTTTACACTTTTTATAACATTCTTTGATCCACTTATTAATCTTTTACTATTGTATTTATTTACATAACCAAATTCTAAGAGTCCTCTTAAAAACATATTGATTTTAGCTTTTGGTAAATGCAACATATCAACCATACAATGTTTAATATCATTGTTATCATATAACATATCCTTCGTAAGACCTGTACGATCAATCAAACTAACAGGAATCCTTTTTTGTTCATCTAATTTAAAGTTGTAATTCTTGAATACACGTTTTATAAAATTAATTGTATCACTTGAATATTCATCCATGTTAATATGATAATATTTCTTATCATCTGTTAAGTTGAAATAATTACCCATCATAATACCATATAATCTACATCTTTCAAGAGACCACCATGTATCATTGTATTCATGTGTAGGAATAGGTAATCCTAAATAATCACCTTCTTTTAATGTATCAGCTTTTACAAAACGTGTTACCATAATTCCATTTTCATAATTAATAGTAAAAATGTCATGATCCTTTGTACATTTTAATGGATCTATACCAAATTCAGTATAAAATTTAAATATAGATTCCTTCTTTTTATTGATTATAACTTCATTCACCTTTCTAAACGTACCATCATGTGTTATAAGATAATCATCTGTTGTTATTGCATCCATTCGTTTAATACCATATTTAGAATAAACATGAACATCTGGCAAAATACATTGATTAACATACACTGAAATTTCATTAAATACCTTTAACATAGGAATAATTCCATCACTTACACCATTTGTACCACGAATCATACTACCTTTTGATCTAATGTTTGAAATATGAAGACCAATACCACCACCAACTTTGCTAATTTTTGCACAATCAGTTGCAGTTTTGAAAATTCCTTCAATTGAATCAGATGTTCCAAGTAAAAAACAACTACTGAGATTATTTAAATGAGACATACTATTAAACAAAGTAGGACTTGCAAATGTAAAAAAGTGTTGTGAAATTAAATTATATGTTTTAATAACGTTAGGAATATCATCTTTGTGAACTTGCAAAGCAACTCTCATATATAAATGCTGAGGACGTTCAACTACTTTGCCATTCAAACGTAATAAATAACTTTTTTCAAATGTTTTATATCCAAAATAATCAAAAAGATAATCACGACTGTAATCAATTGATGAATTTAAAATATCCTTATTTGCTCTTACAATTTCAATCATTTCCGATGTAATAATTGGTGCATGATTATTACTTTTATCAATGTTATTATACAACATTTCCATAACATGATGGAAATTATTAGATGTATTTTTTTGTATATTACTTATAATAATTCTTGAAGCTAATTGTGAATATTCAATATTTTCAATCATACCAATAGCAATTCTTGCAGCTTCTTCATCTAATTCTGATGAAGTGATTCCATCAAAAATACTAGAAACTGTTTTTTGTGCAATAAAATCAGAATCAATAGTACTCAAAACTCCTAAAGTCTGATCATTGCATAAATTTTTAAGTCTGTACAGAACCTTGTCAAAGCTTAATGCTTCAAAAGTTCCATCCCTTTTCAAAATTTTCATCGTTACCTAATTACTTTTACTTTCAAATTAATTTTTATTATTGAACTTTAAATATTCATTTTTTATATTATTACTCAATTTTTATTTAAAGTTAATTTTTCAATCATTAAAAATGGTAGATATTCCTAATACAAATATAGTGTATCAATATGATGATGAGTTAATGTATGATAGTCATGGCTTAGGTAGTAATAGTAGTACAAATGAAGTTACTAGTAATGAAATGAATCCAAATGTAAACGATGATCATATAAAAAATATTATTGACAAAACATCAAATCAAAGTATAAATAAAGGTTGGAATAATCGCAATGAATTATTTATTATTAGTATACAGTTGAATTGTAAACATTATAAACATATGCATGAATTGTCATATTACAATTACAATAATATTTATAAAATTATGAAGATTATTCTAATAGTAATGTCAACATTGTTAACTGTATTAACAACTTACCCTGACCAGTATAATAATATTTTAGTTATTTTTAGATATATATTGACATACATAGTTACTTTATTTAGTATACTTATGCATTTTCTCAATTATTCAAATCTAGCAGAATCTCATAAAAGATCTGCATATGAATTCTTGAAAATTCATCATGATATAAAACAACAAATGTGTTTATATAAAAAAGATAGACAGATTGCATTTAAATATATAGCAAAAATAATAAAGGATTATGATAGATTAATTATGAATAGCCCAGCTATCTTACCTTATATTTTAAGTAAATGTAAACACATGATTGAAAATTCACATGATGATATACAAAAAATAGTAAAGGAAATTTCTACAGTTAATATTCTAGATCCACCTGATACAAGCACTAATACAGAATCTGGAAGTGGTAGTAGTAATAGGATGAATATACGTAATTTGTCATTAAATAATAATGATAATATAGATATAAGAATTGGGGACGGTAATCAGTTTACTGCAAACGGTAGTCCGTTTACTATAAATGGTGATATAAACGACGACGACGTGAATAGATGTAATAGTGCTCAAATAAAAGAATTACGATTGAGATTCTTTAAAGAAAATTCTACATATGAATACTTAAGATTCTTACAAAATGAAATGGGTAATTAATTAGTTATTTAAATAATAATTCTATGTTATTTAAATAAAATTTAGTGTAACGTAAACAAACTAATTTATTCACGTTAGTGTAACGTAAACAAATAAAGAGTCTTATTAAATTGTGAAATCATTTCATCTCTTATGTTTAATAAATCTGTGTCATGAGATTTTAGTTGTCTAGGAACTTCTTTTTTCAAGAATAAAATATATTCACTAATCATATTCTTAGCTTGTTCATCTGATATTTGTGATACATTAATTTCCATGCCTTCTGGTAAATATGGTCTCTTATATCTACCAATGTATGTTTCGACAAATGTATCAATTAAGTCAGTTAAACTGGCTAATAACTCACAAGAAGCCTTGTGTCTAGCAAATGATGTTGTTTGCCAATGATACAATTTAATATTAAGTGTCATGTGGAAAAATACTTTGATCATTTGTTCACTCATTATAAGAAGTTTTAGTAGTTAACTGTTATAATAAAAGAAAAAAAAATAATATATAAAATTAATTAATTTGTAAATTAGTAGGTAATAAAGTAACTTGTATTGATTATATTTACTTACATCCCTTTTATATTACATGCGATTCTTTGTACTGACTCTAAATGTCAGTTGCCTACATATTCTTCTATGAAGAAATCAAAAGCAATCGTCTTTAAGTGTAGTTCACGAATTTATTGGACTTTAGATCGCTGACGCCCTGTTATTTAGATCGCTGACGCTCTGTTATTTAGATCGCTGACGCTCTGTATCTCTTTAATTTTTTTGCAATTGAACTATACAATTCCTTTCTGAAATTTTTAAGTAATTCATTCAAAATATTAATGTAATCGAGATTAGTCCAGTTTGTTTTTAATTTCATATTTTTATCTAATGCAACAAAAACTTGATAAAGGGAATCTTTATCCATATTTCTTAAAACACGATGGTTAATTTCACGATTTAAATTTTCCCATAATCTTCCATCTGATGATGTTTTATTATATTCTAAATGTTTAGGATTGTATTCTAATACTTCATATGTTAATACAGGAGATTCCTTTGTAGTTGTATTATTGTATAAATAACCTTTTTCTACAATTTTCTCAGCTTTGTTAATACTATTTGTTTCTTTATCAATTGAATATGTAACATTATCATCATTTTCATAAAATTCTAAAGAGTCTTGTAAAAGATTATTTACATAACTTTCATATTTATCACCATAAATAATATTTGCAACTGATTTTTCTTTTTTTAATAAATCATTTTTCAATATTATAAACATCTTTTCTTTTTATATTATTAATATTTATAAAATTATTTAGGAATTTACTTAATTTACAATTAATTAAATTG